AGTTCTTCTCGGCGATTCGAGTGCCGCGTGCGTATCTGGGCTTCGATATTGAGGCCTCCCGAAACTCGCTCTCGAACGTGGATGTGCGGTTCGCTAAGGCGACGATGCGCATTCAGCAGCAGCTGATCGCAGGCTTTACCGAGATCTGTCGGATGCACCTGGCGATCCTCGGAGTCGATCCGGATGTTGCCGAGTGGGAGCTCGAAATGAAGCTCCCGAGCCACATCTTTGAGCTCGCTCAGATCGAATTGATGGGCGCCAAGTTGGACGTAGCAGAGCGGCTCAAGGAATGGATGCCCAAGCCGTGGGTCATGGAGCGCGTGCTGGGCTTCAGTTCGGAGGAGGCCGTGACGCTCGACCGCGCCAAGGCTCATGAGATGGAACAGTCGCAGCTACGCGATGCGGCTACGCAGCAGCAAATCGCGGACCAATACCCGCAGGCATTGGGTCCGGAGGAGGCCGAGGGCCCAGGTCCGGAAGCCCAGGCGGAGTCCGTGAACCTGCGTAAGGACGTGATGCGCTCGCTTGATCGTTTGGAAAGCCGCATCGACAAACAGGGATCGAAGATGAGCGAACAGCTTGAGGGTCTGATTCGACCGGTGCGCGACATTCGTCGGAGCGTTCGGCGACCGGGGCAGCAAACTGGAGCGCAAACTGGCCGTCAAGGGCTACGAAGGGTGGTCTGATGTATTTCGAAGCAAGTGAACTCGATCGACTTTCTGTGGGCAGCGTTGAATCGTTCATGTTGGACGTGTTGGACAAGGCCGAGACCCAGCATGGCAAGCCGCTGTCCGTGTTCGCCACCCACAAAGATCATGCGTTTGCGGTCAGTGAGGATCGGGTCTTGCGAATAGACTGGTCCAAAACCGCTGGTGGGTCGCTTGACGTGAAGCTCACAGACAGCGGGGTCGAGCCACAAACAAATGCGAATTCAGAGAGCCGGGCGCTCACTCGAATACTTCGAGGCGCAGTCCAGGAAATGCTCGATCCTCGCAGAGAGCCCAGCCGCAAACGTTTGCGGGCATTGTGTGGAAATTTGACCGAAGATGGGGCGTGTTGGTTGTCGGATTGTATGAACTGGGCTCAATCGAAGGGCGCGAGCACGCCGTGGCTCGACACGATTGAGCTCGATGAGGCGGCCATTTCGTCCGTGGAAAATCGGGATGATTTGACACGTGGGATCCCGCGCACGCCCTATAGCCGGATCCCTGCGGATCGTCTGGTGGAATTCGAGAGCGAGCTGCGGGAGTCGCTTGAGAAAATGATCGAGCTGGTCGCTCCCTTGGAGAGATTGGCCATGATCGACGACAATCAAGCTCCGATACGAACGCGACTCGCCGAGGAGGCCAGCGGGTGGGGGCTTCAGACGGAGAGAGCTCTCGAACTGGCCGAGTCGGACGACACCGGGAACCTAGCGCAATATCATGATCTTTTTGCGACCCAGCTTCGCCGAATGTTAGTGATGAGAGCGTATATCGAACCAAACGGAGCGACGGCATGAACCGCAATCTACAGGTCACAAACATGAATCTTGAAGAGGAACTCGCAGCAGCGGGCCTCACGTTTGCGCCGGAGGATCTACCCGGTATTGCTGCGTCGGATGCTCACTCGATGGTTGCCATGGCGGGCCTTGGCATTCGCCATCGGGAGCGCCGGCAAGCCACGTTGGTCGAGCAAGCTGAGGCTGGCGCGAGTATGCAAGACTCGATCGATGGCCCCTATGTGACCCGGGCGCTCCTGAGTCGGGTGCTCGAACTCCCGTTTGCGTCGATGCAGGCCGAGGATTTCGCAGAGCTCATCGGGGCTCTCGAAGCGAAGCAAGTTCCCGATACCGATCCGGAGCTTGCCGAGCAAGTCGTGGAGCTCATGTCCATCGTCAAGGAACTCGCGGAGTCGTCTGGCGCGGACCCGAGCGATGCTCCCCATGTGACCCGAGAGCTCATGCAGCGAATCGTGTCCTTGCCCCTCGAATCGATGGCCGAGGAGGATCTCGACGACCTCATCGAGCAGTTCGGGAACAAGGACGTCCCGGATGGCGATGCTGAGCTCGCGGAGCAAGCCAAGACGCTCATGGTCGCGCTCGTGGAGGCGAAGCGGGTCGCCAGGCGAGTGCAGGACGGCAAGATCAAGTCCACCAAGCGGACGACGGGCAAGGACAAGCTGCGGGGCAAGAAGTATCGTCGCAGGCCCCAGGCCAAGCGGGCCATGAGGCGACGTGACAAGCGACGGGCCGCCGGGAAATTCTCGAAGTCCGAGAAGAAGAACGTTCGAAGAAGTGGCGAGACGCTGTCGCAACGCAAGTCGTCCGCTAGAACAAAGGTATTTGGAGAATCTGAGACGATGGCAAACGAATCACTAGCTTCCGAACTGCAGGGTCTTTTGGATGAGAATGGTCCGAGTGGCCCATTCGACACCGTGACGAATCGAATCAGCCGTATTTTCGGACTGATCGATGAGATGGCGGACGACGATGAGGTGTCGGAGGTGCTGGAGAGCGCCTGGGAAACGCTCGACGGTTCGTTGACCGAGGACATGGAAGAGGGGCACTTTCTCGAAGCGATCGCCCCCGTGCTCAAGGTCATCAAACGCTGCATGGAGTCCATCGACGAAGGTTCGCTCGGTGGCCAAAAAAACGAACCGATCCCTGCGTAGAGGGCAGGGTGAAGCGTAGAACCGCCTATCGGTCGGGACGCAGAGAGCTTCTCGGCATCGACTCGATAAGGCGGGATCTACGACCTGACGGGAAGTTGACGAAGCGAACCGTCTCCAAGAAGTTGAAGCGCAGAGCGCTGATCGGTCCGACCAACAACGACCGCACCGATTTGAAGCCAAAGAGCTGGAAGCGATACTGATATGAATGCCGTAGCCAATTGGCTGATCGAAGATGCCGGGATGACCCAGTTTGACGTGATCTCGGAAGACCGAGACACGGGGATAACGGTCATTCGCGGTGAGTTTGGGCGTGTCGACAAGCCGACACAGAATGGTCGTCGCTACTCGCGTGCGCTCATGCAACGCGAGATCGATCGATTGCAGCCGCAGATCGAGAGTCGTGGTTGCTATGGCGAGCTCGACCATCCGAGCGATGGCAAGACGAAGTTCGCGCGAGTCAGCCATCTGATCACCAAGCTCAAGATTGAGGATGATGGTCGGGTCATGGGCGAGGCCGAGCTGCTCGACACGCCGGCGGGCAAGATCATGAAGATCATCGCCAAGGCGAAGGGCTCGATGGGCGTGAGTTCGAGGGGCTTTGGCTCCACTGCGTCGCGTCAAGACGGCACGAGCGATGTCCAGGAGGACTTTCGCTTGAAGACTTACGACGCGGTTGTCGACCCGGCCTGTGCGACGGCTCGACCCGGGGTCTACACCGAGGAGAATGAAAATGGTGGATATGTGGCCGCGGACTTCCGTAAAAAGTACCCGGAGTTGGCCCAACGGATTGAAGAGGATGCTGAGCGAATCGAGCTGCGCAAAGCAGTGGCGAACGGCTCGCGTGCTCTGCCCCAGTCTGTTGAGTCCGAAGAGCCGGCGGCCGTAGTCATAGAAAAACAGCTGAGCGAGCGCTTTGAGCGACGCCTCGTCGGTGCGCTGTCTGAGCTGCGCCAGGACGTGGAGCGCGAGGTCAGGGAGGGCATCGCCGCAGATCCGGACCAAGCCCCCGCAGCGTCGCTCCTAGAGCGCGTGGCTGAGCTGGTGCGCGCCTATCACAAGGACGCAGACAAGCAGGTTGTCGAAGACGCCATGCGGGCCAAAGACCGCAAGATCGCCCGGCTCGAAGGCGAGCGGGACAAGTGGGCCGATCTCGGGCGTCAGGCTGGGATGCAGTTGGCGATGGAACGCGCGATCGACGGGTTCGCAGGCGCGAAGGCGGTACGAGCCTCCCTGGGCGACCTCTCCCAATTCGAGTCGTTGGCTGAGGTGACTGCCGCTGTGGCCTCCCTCAAGGACGACCTCGATCAGTATTTGCCCGGCCCGAATGATCCGAAGTCGCAAGCAGAGTCTGAAGCAGTGGCGGTGGAGCGTGGTCGACGTGAGGAGGCAGTCGAAGAGCTGGCCAGCGTCCTGGGTCGACTTGAACTCTCGGAGCGGGAGCACGGGAAGGCTCTGGCAAAACTGCAACGTGCCGTCGACATCGGGCAGGCGTTGAATACCCAGGCGGAGGAGGCCACGTCCGCGCTCGCGGAGACCAGGACTCGTGCGAGGGGTGCGGAAGCCGACAAGGCCAAGCTCGAAGCGGTCGCGCCATTCGCCAACCGCGTGCAGCTCATGGGGCTTTTGGAGAACGTTGACGATGCTCGTTCAATCGCGGAAATCGTTGAGCAGAACGGATCTGTGGCGATGCGTGATTCGAAGCTAGAGAGAATTCGCCAACAAGTTGGACGTGGCAGTGTGCACGATGGCAACGGGAGCGTGCTCGAAGAAGATGCAATTCGCCGGGATCAGAAGGGCGATGCAAATCTTCGAGACGGCGTTGATTCACGTTGGGTGCGAAGGCTTGCTGGTGTCTGACTAGGAGACTCTGGCTGCACCCGGGATTGATGCCCCCGGGATTCCATGGAAGCCAGATCTCTACTCGAACATTCACGCAACTCGTCGACTGCCCTCGACCGTGACTACACCAGTCAGGTCGTCGCAAAGTGGAGCAACGTCCTCGAAGGTATCAATGACGGCTATCAGCGAGCCTGTCTTGGTATGCTCCTCGAAAATGAGCTAGGCCACATCCGGTCGCTGCACGAGGAGACCCTCAGCACAGGGGTCGGATCGTACACGAAATACCTGTTTCCGATCCTCCGTCGGGTGTTTCCAAACCTGATCGCTAACTCGATCGTCTCAGTACAACCAATGTCCGGACCCGTCGGTGGCGTCTTTACTTACGAGTACAAGTATGACGACACAAAAGGCACTGCATCGAGCGGCGAAAACCTGATCGAGACGTTCCGTCAGTGGTATTCGAGCGAGTACATTGACGGTGAGAGCAAGGTCACGGCCGGCAATGTCGATGGCGTGAAAGTGGTCTGGAGCGATGGCACGAACGCCATCGAGCGAGTGCCGTTCAAGTGGCTGCCGATTCGTCCGCACGAGGTTGTCGGCTCCGAGGTTGGCGACCCACCGACCAATTCGTACCGCATCGTTTTCCAGTGGGTGTCGGGCGCGGCTGCAATGCAGCAGGTGTCGAATGCAGCGGGTGGCTTCACCGGTGACGGCACTCCGGCCAACACCGTCGTAGACACTACCCAGGGCACATGGAGCCTGGACACCACCGGATCTGTTCCCGACAACGGGACCGCGATCACGGCAACGTACTTCTACGACTCGGAGCGGATCGTCAGCACCACGGCGCCTTCGCCTGGAGTGACGGGTGGCACCTACGCCAACGCCGACCAGGTCGCCAAGGTTCCTGAGGTCTCGCTCGACATCCAGCTCGAGACGGTCAAGGCGATCAGCCACAAGCTCGGGACCAACTGGTCGAGCGAGGCTGTCGACGACCTGCAGGCGCTGCATGGCATGGCGGCCGAGACCGAGCTCGTCGCTGGATTGTCCAACGAGATCGGCTTGGAGTTCGATCGGAACATCATCAACGACCTGATCCAAGGGGCGCAGTTCAGTGCGTCGTTCACTCACCAGTACGGGTATCAGCAAGCCCCGAACGTGGCCGGCAACAAGACCGAGCTCGAATCGATCCGAGAACTGATCTCGGTCATCGATGCCGTGGGCGCACGGATCCACACCGAGACCAAGCGTGCCCCGGCGAACTTCATCGTCGTGCCGCCGACCGTCGGTGCGATGCTGGGTCAGCTGACTTCGCACAGCGACATGATGTCGGTGAACCAGGCGTATCAGCAGGTCCAAGCTCCGAGCTATGGACCGCTCAACAGCACCACGGGAGTACAGCGCCTGGGTACTCTGATGAACAAGTACGCCGTCTTCCAGGATCCGCTCATGCCTACGGGAGCTGGGGACGCTCAGATCCTCGTAGGTCTGAAGGGGCGCAGCTTCCTGGACGCTGGGTATGTTTGGGCCCCTTATGTGCCACTTCAGGTGACCCCAACCTGGCTAGATCCAACAAACTTCCGTTTCCGCAAGGGTTTGAGGACTCGGTACGCGAAGAAAATGCTTCGCCGCGAGTACTACGGCCTCGTGAACGTGAGCGGCCTTCCCACTGTCAGCTTGAACCCGTAGTCTCGAACTCGGGCACTGGATTGAACTGCAAAGGGCTCCTCGACGATTGTCGGGGGGCCATTTTTTGTCTGTGCCCCGCCGACGCTGGTAGAACGAATGGATGAAGTGCTACCGGTTGCGGCCCGAATTTCAGAGAAGAGGCATGACGAGAGACGGCCTCAATCGACTTCCATTCGAAGGCATCATCTTCGTGGGTGCTGAGGTCGTCGAGACGGACAAGGATCTCTCGGCTTGGAGCGGCTTCCTCCAGGAGGTCAAAGACGACGAGGGCGGCTCTGCTGGCGTGAAGTCGGATGACGCGGCGGACTCGGACTCCGACTCTGAACCGGAGGGTGTCGATGTTCCTTCGGTTGCTCGCGCGGTAAGCAAAGCTCGACGTCGTCGGTCCCCAAAGAGGGAAGGGCTCTAATTCATGTTGGCTGAGGAGCGTCTCGATTTGGCCGTCGAGTCGAGTCAGCTCGGACCCGGCGAGCAGGTGATCGTCGTCTCGAAGTCGGGCAACGAGGTCGCTCGGGGTTGCGTGCGTGAGGTGTTCCTCGATGGCTCGGTCTGGATTGAGTCGGCGGAGGACCCGAAGGGGGTACACGCCGCCCGTGTGTACCCATCAGAGCTTTACAGCTTCGTTCCGCTGGAGCCGCCCGCTGAGGCGGTCAGAGACCCCCAGGACGGCCCTGACGTCGAGCCCGACGAGCAGCTGGGCCCAACGCTGGCGGAGCTTGACGTGGACCGTGTGGCGCGTGAGCGAATGGAGGATCTCGGGATCAATCTTGAGGCCGCCGAGGATGACGACGAGGACGAGCCCAAGCCCAGGAAAAAACGGGGCAAAAAGAAGTCCGGCAAGAAAAAGGCCGCTAAAAAGAAGCCCGCGTCCACCGACCCTGTGGACGACGAGGATGAGGACGACGAGGGCGACGATGAGCCCAAGGCCAAGTCGCCCGCGGGAGGTGGCAATGGCAAGTCAGCGGAATCGGCAGCCTCGAGGCCGATCGGCGGGTCCGAGAATGCGAGAGGTATTCAGACGGGGGTCGACATTGATTCGTTGCCCGCGTCGGTTCGGGAGCGGGTTTCGAATTTCGGGGAGCTCGAAGATGCCAAGTCCGACCAGGTGCTAAGCTCGATCAGTGACTCCGCGGTCCGTGCCCTTCGAGAGGCTGGGATCAAGGACAGCGAGGTGTATCGCTACGTCGTCAAGATCCAGGATGCCGTGAGTCGCGTGCTCAAGGCAGGCGGCACCAAGGGGTCGAGCAGGGGCAAGTAGAGAGTCGCCATGCCGATCAAAAACGACCGAATCGTAGTTCCCGATCAACGCGCCAGCGAGATGAAGAAATTCGTGTTGCGCAAGCTCGGGCGTGGCGAGTCGGGCGTGGACGTCGAGTTGGACGATGAACAGCTCAACGATTCCGTCGCCGATGCGCTGCTTTGGTGGGGCAGCATCGTCGGCTGGTATCGGTTCGCCGTGGTGAAGATTAGTCCCGGCGGGGGGAAGTTCGATGTGCCCAACGATTGCGAAGAGGTGGTGTACGTCTACTTCGACGACCACCAGGATCGGATCGTTGACGTGTTTTCGTGGGCGGGTGTTCAGTCGAGCTCGTTCGGGTACGGCTCGACCCACGGCGGCTATGGAGGACAATCGGCGGGCCAGCAGGCTTACGTAGTCCAACTGCAGAGCTACCACGAGCAAGCCCGCAAGATCACGTCGAGTGACCCCAACTGGGCGTATGACCGAGACGAGCGGAAGCTGCACATCTACATCCGGTCGGACGCGTTTAGCTCCACAATTGGGCAAGAAGTCCAGATCCAGTACCAGGTGAGGTATCCGGATATTTCGAAATTGCACCCGTACGAGTATGATCTCGTCAAGCAGTATGCGCTTGCGGAAGCCATGCAAACGTTGGGCAATATTCGATCGAAGTGGATTGCGGTTCCAACGGCCCAGGGCGAAGGCAGTCTCAACGGCGACAATCTGTTGAATGCGTCGGAAGAGCTCAAAGACAAACTCACCGAGAGAGCCCGCGGCCTTCGATTTCCGCTAGAGATCATCCAATACTGAGGCAGGAAATGAACCTTTACGAAGAACTCGACAAGTTCCGCAGCGTCATCCCGGAGGCCGATCATCGGGGTTGTGGGTTTCACATGTACGCCGACGGCGATCACATCAAGAAGCTGGCCATGCGCACGCTCTCGGAGTCGGTGCTGCCACTCAGCAAGAACGATCTCCGAGAGGACACGAAGTACACGGACAACGACACCATGTTCTTCTTCCGTAGTCACGAGCGGGCGCAGGAGCTCATGGGCTATGCGCTGGGGATCGGACTGGCGGAGGGTGAGGTGATGCTCGACCCGACGATCGATCCACGGTGGGGCGTTGGAAGCTATGCGGTGCGCCTCATGCCGCATGTGCGAGACACGAAGCCCGGTGCTCTGATGGCGATGTTCCGCAAGGCGCAGGGTCATAACGCGCCGAGTTCCGAGTTCTACGAGTGGTTGGAGGCGACCGGTGGTGCGCTCGAATGTGATCTTGAGGAGATGGCGGACGTACCTCGCCCGGAGACCCATTCGGGGACCGAGCATCGCTATGGCATGGCCCAGGGCGACTCAGTGCACTCGTTGACCCAGCAGACGGGTCGAGGCGGTGGCTCAGACGTGCACAGCGTGTCTCACCTGAGTGCGGCCGAGTCGATTCCGAGCGAGCCCTACTACCGCCAACAAGCGGAGGCAGCTCGCGCCACCGCGGCGGCAGCACGCAAGAATTCTGGTCCCCAGGCAGACCTCGTGAATGACGGCACCAACGGCACGCCCATGAACGGCGGCGGTGGCGCGGCGCAGTCGAATCTGGGCACCGGCGACCCCATGGAGGAGTACAAGGCGGGCGATCGAGAGCTCAGCGAGGAGCTTGAGAAGCTCGGGGTCGAAGCAGGTCTCGAAGGCATGCTCCAGCTTTCGGGGTTGATGGGATAGCCTGATGAGTAGTTCAATGCGCACACTGGTAGAGAGGCTCGAATCGCGTTACGGCGGTACCGATCTCCATGAAATGGGGAAGTCGACTGGGTTCAACTCATTTGTCCAGTTCCAAAATTTGGTCGATCTCAAGGCAGCCTTGGCCATGGCGATTCGGGTCAAGGGTGATGTGACCGAAATCATGGACACTTGGAACTCGAAAAGCAGTCACGGGAACACACTCGCCAAGATGCTTCCATCGGTTCTGAGTGGGAAGGCGCATCAAGTAGGTCAAATTGCCAAGGAGCTAGAATTGGCCTCGAAAAAGGCCGCTGTGCATGCCAAGACTTTTCCCCGTAGATAAGCGACATGCCAACCACTCGAACCCTGTACGGCGAGCGCGAAGGCATGCTTCAGCTTTCGGGGTTGATGGGATAGCCTGACGAGTAGTCCGATGCGCAGATTAGTTGAGAGGCTCGAATCGATCCACGGCGCTACCGACCTCCATGAAATGGGGAATAGGGCTGGGGACAATGCGTTTGCCCAGCTCCAGAGAGCGGTCGATTTCGAAACGCTCTTGGCCGCGGCGGTTCGGCTCAACGGTGATGTGACCAATGTCATGGACAGGGGGCGTCGGAATTTGGGGCCCAGGTACGCCAAGGCGATCCCATCGGACTTGACGAGGATGGCACATCAAGCTCGTCAAGTTGCCAAGGAGCTAGAATCGGCTGCGAAAAAGGCGGCTGCGCATGCCAAGACCATGCGCCCTAGCTAAGCCTCATGCCGACGACTCGAACCCTGTACGGCGAGCGCGATCGCAAGTTTTTCCAGCGACTTGACGATGAGAGCATCCGTCGTTCGGGGGTCGAGGTTACTTACTTCTCGCTGGAGCGGGGCAAGAACGTCGATCCGCTGTACAACGAGCCGAAGGGCTGGCGCTACACGAAGTTCTGCCTGCGCACCGCTCACATCGAGTATCAGGAACTGGACGGCCGTGAGGTCTCGGTGCGCGATGAGGGCAAGGTCTCGGAGCTGACGGCCAGGCTCAACGTTTCGGTGATCGAGTGGGAATCTCGGGCCCCCATCGATCCTCGCGTTACAGCAGATCGCAAGGCGAGGCAGCGTCGCCCCAAAGAGGGGGACGTCGTTCAGGTCCAGCGAGAATATTGGAACGTCGTGAGGGCCAATTCGGCCGGCAACGTGGTCGACCAACCGACGTTCACGGGCTATCAGATGGAATTGCGCAAGCGCCTCAAGTTCATCGCCCAGCGTCAAACTGAGCCCGTGTCCACACACCTCAAGGGCGCGGATGAGCCGGAGCCCGTGATCATTCCGTGACCCGCAAACGTTTGCGGCGAACAAAGTTGGCGGCTAGTTGACGAATATGTAATGTCGTCGGGTGCACCCGGGCGCAGTCAAAGTTGCCATGTCCAAGGGCATCGGCTTTGTGTGTGCGCACTGCGAGCACTATTGGTGGGGCGTTGAGCGGGGATCGACGGGGTGTCGCTTGGCGAGCGCTGCGGATGACTGCGCGGGACCGCTTGCCGGTGAAGCGTTTCCACACTACAGGGGGCCTCTAGGCGGAAAACTGGCCCACTACTGCTTCGTGTGCGGTCACAAGCCCACAGCGTATGCAGAAGCCAAAGGCGATTTCGTCGGGGTCTGTGAAGATCACGTGGGCATGTTTGACGACTACAGCAGGCCGAACGAGGCGCCTGCATTCGTCACGCGGTCTTCACTTCCGATCGTCCAGGGGTAGCTATGGCCAAGGTGAAGTATCGACCCCCCAACAAGGCGCGGAATGGTTCCGTGACGCCGGTGGTCTACTTCTCCAGGGACACGGTCCATACGATCAACGAGATCATGACGAAGTGGCCCAAGCGGGTCGCTCGTGGCCAGGAGCTCGTCGTCGCCCACGCGGCGTCGATGCTGCGTGCGGAGTTGGATGCGATAGCCCCCAAGGTGCAGGGCTACGATTACGCGCAGAAGCTG